CGCGCAGCGCGAACTTGCGGAACAAGCGTCCGGAGTTCACAGGCCGACTCGGACACTTGTCGCGGTCTACGACATCCTGAACGCCGGCCCTCGGCACCGTTTCACTGCGAATGACAAGTTGATTTCCAACTGCTACCTGGAATGTTACGGCGGGGAAGAGTCGAAGTTATTCAGTGTAATGGCGGCGAGCCGCAACAAGGCGACCGGAGAGCGCGACTTCCCGAACCTGAAAGAGTCCGAAGTCCACGAATGGCATGAACGCTGGCACCGGCTCCACCCTGAAACCAAGCAGTGGCAGAACCGCTGCAAGAAAGAAGCTTACGCGACCGGTCAGATCCGCGTGGGTTTCCTCGACCGGCGAGCCCGGTTCTGGCCGGGCGGCATCGACAAAAAGAACGCCCCGCCGAACCACACCATCCAAGGTGCGGCGGGGTCGATTATGAACCGCGCGACTCTCGAACTGTCCGAGGCGATCCCGCACCGCGAATGGTCGCCCGTGTCGGGCCTGTTCAACCAGTGCCACGACTACATCGCGGCCTACGTCCCACGGGACCGAGCACGCGAAGCGGTTGGCCTGTTTCGTGAATGTATGGAGTGGGAGTACTCGGGCATCAGATTCACCGCAACGCCTGAAGTATCGTACCGCTGGAGTGACCAAGGGTAATCATGAATACGAACTCACTGCTTAACGGGCGGTCACTGTCCGTCGGTTCCGGGGCTGTAGCACGACGAAACCAAATATGCTTTCGGTCTTCCGGGTCCGAAGTACTGATTGATATAGACGGCACAGTTATCTGCGACGGCGAAGTGGCAGTGGCGAAGATCTCGCCGGGCGTCGCGCAGGTTATCGAGGGTGCAATCCGGAACGCTATCGTGGCCCGCCCTGAAACCGAAGGCCAACCCGCTCCCCCAGAGACCGGAGCCAACAGACGATACGAATGCTGGGTAGATGTCCGAGAGAATTCAAGCTTTGTGTCTGCGACCTCCTACGGACACGCAGCTCAAACGTACTGGGACGCGCGTCTCGATGACAGCCGCGTTCACACAATTCGGGTGGCTCTGGTCGACGAAGACCATCCGCGCCTGTTTACAGGGCGCACTAAGGTCAATTCGTGGGTTGTCGACGAAGGAGTCCGCGAAAACGGCTACACCCACCAATTGATTTTTGAGGACCCAGAATGACACACGACCGTACAGTTTTCGCACCGCAGAAGAAATCAGTAGTCATCGACCGGGACGGATGGGTGCTCCTAAAGTACGGTCTGCACCAGTACTGCCTCGACTGGTGGGGTGAAGCGCGCCAAGCGTTCAAGGCGTACGGCATGGAAGGACTGATGCAGAGCTGGGCCATCGTTGAGGGGCTCACTGAGTTCGAGGTCGCTTGGATGCTGCACCGTCCTGGCTGGGTCCCGGACAAGGTCCGAGAGGCCTGTGAGGCCATTCCGATCGGCGAAGAGTACTTCGAATCGCTCCATCTCGCCGAGCGCGCACTCACCGAATCCGGGCCGAAGCGGTCGATCATTCCTTTGTTTGACAAACGTCCGGGGCAGAACTTAAAATGAACGACGGAACACTTGTATTTGCGCGTCACTATGCGCTCCTTCACCACGGCGACCAACGCTACGCCGCGTTCCCGTATGAGTATCACCTCCGCAGCGTGGTCCATACACTGGCGTATGCGGGAGTGTATGACTGTGAGATGCTGTCTGCAGCGTGGCTTCACGACGTTGTGGAAGACACGTCTGTGACCATCCGCGACATCTACGACCAGTTCGGGGCGAGAGTGGCCCGACTGGTCAGTGCAGTCACGGACGACGAGGGCGCGACGCGGGCCGCACGAAAGCGTCACATGGTCGAGAAGCTTACGAACGCAGGCGCCGACGCGGTCTTGCTAAAGCAGGCAGACCGGCTGTGCAACTTCCGGGAAGCAGTGAAGAACAGAAATCGCAATATGATCGAGTCTTATACAAGAGAGCACTTCCAGTTTTTTGACCGTCCGGAAATCCGACAACTCGGAAACCCGGAACTCATGTTTGCCTTGGATAAGTTGGCACGAAAGTGGTGGGACAAGCTGTCCCCCGCAACGAGTGGACGATGACGAATCTGCTGAACCAAGCGGCCGAATGGTACGAAGACCCGGAACACGACCTCTGTAAGGGCGTGTTTGCGTTGGCGTGGGGGTCCAAATCGGGGGTTCCCAAACTGGTAGAGGTTAATCCGTGGAAACGGCACGAAGACGAAAACTTCCCCGAAATCGTCCAGGCCACACCGCTCGGTCTTCTGTACTATCTCACTGAGGACCAAGAGCTAATCAAAGAGTCACTTGACTGTCTTGCGGGCGTGGTCGAGGGCGGGCAGGATGTCTATGGCGGGACCAAGGCGGAAGTGTGGGCAGATTCGCCCGAGGTGACCAAGGAAGACGTAATTAAGGCCTTACGATGCGCCGCGGCGTCCCTACCACAACCACCAGATACAGCGTAGTGGGGCATTCTCGCTTTCCTGACAAAGCGTCGCCGCTAAAGAAGAAGCATGCGCTGGTGCTGTATGGTGACGGAGCATTCGGCGCTTTTCACGCGGGGTGGGCAGAAGCTGTGGCTAGGTTGGACAAAACCTACAACCCTGACGTGCTCGTCGGCGTATCGTTCGGTGCGTTGGCGGCGGGTGTGGTCAGTCAGTTCGATACTTTCCGGGACGGCGCAATGGCCTACAGTGACATCTGGAGGAATGACATCCGTTCGAGCCGGGACGTCTACCGGACACGTCGATGGAGACGTCCACGGCGCACGGCGAAACCGCTGCGTGACCTGATTGAACGTCATTTTCTTGTGGAGGCAGTGAAAAAGAACCTTCGTGTTGCGGGAATCGACCTGACGACGGGAGAGACGACGATTTGGACCGAGTCGAATATGCGCGACAGCAAGCCTGTCTACATTGCGTCTGCGCTTTCGGTCGCGTTCGAGCCGTTCGCCGCTGGACAATCACTTTTTGTGTCTGGCGTTTCTGCGCCCGTCAAGATGGCCATCGACGCAGGCGCTCAGGTCGTAGATGTTTTGACGTCCGGGCCTGGGTCTTACGCTGACTGGCATCTCCGGGCCCTGAGCTTGATGTCACATGAGCTGGTTGCTGGAGACATCGCGTACGCAAGCTATGTCAACTCGATGGTGCGTGCTGGCGCAGACAGCAAGCACCGCGAAGTCGACGTTCGTGTGCACCGTCCGGAAAGTCCCTTATTTGGGTCTGCGCTAGATTTTGACAGCGCAGTCGTAAGAAGGAACAAGACAACCGGCGCGGAAGTTGCAACCGCGTGGCTGTACAGAAATGATTGAACTGGTCGTTGCTGCCGTTTTTGCGTACCCTGTACAACTGTCCGTGCATGAACTCTCGCACGCCTTTGCGGTGTGGGCGCTCGGACACAAGGTGCAGAACGTCATTGTCTGGCCACACTACAAGGACAACCGCCTGTATTTCGGACGCGTGACTTACAGATGGGACCAATGGCCCGTTCCTGACGGTCATCAAGAAATCATCGCGTATGCGCCGTACGCCATGTCAGGCGCTATCGCGGGCGCGTTGTCGACCAACACAGACTCCGTCTGGTCCTTGGTGTGGGGCGTCGCGATTGCTGTGGACGTGGGGCGGAACCATCTGCTGACGGAAGACTGGAGAGATGTGACCAAGGCTGGCGTGCACTGTTCGACGCGGACCGTTATTGTAGCTCTTTCTGGAGTTTATCTGTGCGCGTGCTTGGCGCGTATCTTGGTACAGTTATGATCCGTGCCCCAGTACTTGTCGAGAGCCCGTACCGCCCCAAGACCAAACGCGTGGACGACCCTCATCAATGGGCCTGTGAACTATCGACCCATATCGAGTTCGCGCAGGCCGCGTGCTACGACTCTTTCATGCGTGGCGAAGCGCCGTTCGCCAGCCACCTGTTTTACACGCAGTTTCTCTGCGACGAGACGCCTAAAGAGCGCACAGGCGGCATCGAATGCGGCTTCGCGATGGGTGACCACTGGGAGTGTCGTGTGTTTTACGTTAACCTGGGCTGGTCAACGGGTATGAAAATGGGATTCGAACGCGCGCAGGCGCTCGGGCAGCGTGTCGTGTACCGGTCGCTGACTGAAGACTGGCGGGGACATCTGATGCGGCGCAAGCAGCTATATCCAGGGATCCTTCACTTGGTTTCTTCGCTAGGTCTGGTGTAACCGAGGTCGCCCGTGTCGACCTCGTCCGGAGCGACGCCGTACACAACCTGAGCTACGCACAGCTTCAAGAAGTAGCGCCACATCGGGTCGTTGGTCGAATCGCGAACAGCCAAAAGCTCTTTGGCGATTCGGTCACGCTCTGCCATAACCTCAGGAGACATTCTCATCCCGGTACGCTAATTCCATGCCGGCGTCCACTTGCGGCTTGCCCTTGGCATGTCATGTGCTGTGGCATCGCTGTCCATGCCGTACATCGAGACGATCGAGACCAATATTAAGGAAGCTCCCAGGAAGCTGACCCTCGCTCCTTGCACGTTTGTGACAGGTCTGAACCGCACCGGAAAGTCTTCCATTTTGGACGCGTTTCGTTTGCTGTTCACGGGAAAGCATCCAGTAGGGGGACATCCGTCTGACCTTATCGACCTGGTGCCGCCTGGACAGCAGTCATTGTACGTGTACGGCACGGGCGACCGCCCGTCCGACCTCATCGCGTGGAAGATGAACATCGAAGAGGGGCTACCCAAAAAGCCCCACCCACCTGCAGGCAAAGGTGTGTTCAACCACTCCAAGCTCGCAGAGTGCTTGGTGCTCGACCACGGCGCGGGCCTCCGGGATGGGGCAGAGAAGATGCGGCGTCGTCTGGTCGACCGGTTCGGCGACCTGACGCAACTCCCGACACCGATCGGGTTGGACCCTGAGCAGCAAGAACTGTGGAAGGAAGGTGCTTCGGCGTGCAACGGTGCCAAGGACTTCGCTGCACAGCTGGTCGAGATGACCAAGTGGTTCAAGTCTCAGGCGGTCGAACGGAATAAGCGGGCCAGCCTGTGCGAGGATGTCATCCGGGCAACTGCTCCCAACGAAGACGACATCCTCACAGAGACGGTCCGGGACCAGGTCAAATCTCAGATTGCAAAAGCGAAGGCGCAAGAGGCCTACGACCGGGGCGCATCAAAGCTCGCCCGAATTCAGGAGGAGATTGACGCAACGATAGCCGAAATCGACGCGCTCGATACGCCCGAAAAACGGGCCGAAGAAGAGAAGCATTTGGCGAAGAAAAAAGAGGCAGATTCCCTCTTGCAACGGCACCGCGCTCTGAAGAAACTGGTTGAATCCGCCATCGCGTGCGGCGGCGAAGCGTGTCCCGTATGTCAAAACCCCAACCCCAACTTTGACCAAGCCATGGATACCGTCGACCGACTTATTGAAGAGGCTACGGCCCAGTTCACGGAGCATGCAGAGGCCGCGCGTAGAATACACGACGAACTTCGCAGAGACGAAAAAGACAGAGCGCTGGCGAGGAAGGAAGACCTTCAGGAGGAACTGCTGACGAAAAACCCAAACTATAAAGGGCAAACATCTGAAGAACTGCAGAAGATCCTCGACCGTCACGTCGCAGCCGTAGAAGCGCGGCGCCTAGTTAAAGACCAAACCGAGGACATGCACCGATTGCGCCGTGAGTCCGAGACTTGCAAGCTGCTCAACGCGCAGGCAGTCAAAGAGGTCAAGCGTGTCGTAAAATCGATTCAGTCGAAAGCAGAAGACGCCGTGAATGCCTGCCTCCCCGCGGACGGGTTTAAGGCGCATGTGCATCTCAACGAAAAATCAGCGGAATGGAGAATGCTCGGAAACGATGGGCGCGCCCATAAGCGAGGCGCACGTTGCGGGTCTGAGCAAGGTTCTCTGCTGTATGCGTTCGCTGAAGCGTTCGCGCCGGAAGATGTGCCGGCGCGGATTGTGTTGCTCGACGACGTCGACCTCGGCGTATTTGATAAGTTGAGGCTCACAGAGTTGTGCAGTCGTTTCAAGCAGGCGGTCGACGAGGGTCGCCTGGACCAAGTGATTATTGGTTGGAATCGTCCAGAAGAAGCACCGTCTGATTGGCACGTCGTTCAACTGCCCATCAGTACAAACACCCAGGAGTAGAGCGTGAACATTACACAACCCCGAGAAGTTTTTAAGCCCTTCGAGTACCCGAAGGCTGAACAATTTGCAATGCAGCAACACCAGGCTCACTGGCTTCACACAGAAGTCCAGATGGGCGGCGACGTGCAGGATTGGAAAGTTAACCTGACTGATGACGAACGACGCCTTGTCGGAAATGTCCTGAAAGGCTTCACTCAGGTAGAAGTATATGTCGGGTCGTATTGGGGTCAGATGATTCCGAAGTGGTTTCCGAAGCCTGAGATTCAGTTGATGGGGGCGACGTTCGCTGCATTTGAAGCGATTCACGCTTTGGCATATGCGCACCTGAACACGACGCTCGGCCTCGAAGACTTCGATGCGTTCTTGTACGAGCCCACCGCCAAGGCGAAGCTCGACGCGCTCATCGACGACGAGCGGGACGCGGCCCGCAGTCTGGCCGTCTACTCTGCGTTTGCAGAGGGCGTGTCTCTGTTCAGCGCGTTCTCGATCCTTATGTCGTTCAGCCAGCGTAACTTGCTGAAGGGTGTCGGGCAGATTGTGTCTTGGTCAGTGCGTGACGAGAGCCTGCACAGCCGCGCGGGTTGTTGGCTTTTCCGGGAGCTAATGAAGTCTCACCCCGAACTCAATACCAAGAAGCTCGAAGACGACGTGTACGAGGCAGCCAACCTGACGGTAGCGCTCGAACACGGGTTCATCGACATGTGCTTCGACGAAACTCCCATCGCCAACATTTCCCCGGCGCATGTTCGCGCTTTGGTCAACCAACGCGCGAATGCCAAGCTGTCAGAGCTGGGATACCGTCCCATCTTTGACGTTTTCGCCGACGACCTGGAAGCCATTGCGTGGTTTGACCGCGCCGCTGCAGGTGTCGAGCACAGTGACTTTTTCGCGATGCGCCCGACCTCCTACAGCAAGGGCCACGTGGACTGGGAAGGAGCATTCGCGTGAGCGATACGCCAGAATGGATGACGACCGCAGGTCGTCAGACCGTAGAAAATGGTTACCTGTTTAACGGCGAATCGATCCCGGAAATGTACCGCAGGGTTGCCCGTGCAGCGGCTCAAGGTCTGGGTCGGCCCGACCTTGAAGACCAGTTCTTTGACGTCATGTGGAAAGGCTGGCTGTGTCCATCGAGTCCGGTTCTGAGCAATCTCGGAACGGGCCGGGGACTTCCGATTTCGTGCTTCGGCGTTGCACCGGACGACTCCGTAGACTCCATCTTCCGGAAAGTTCACGAACAGGCCATGCTTTCGAAGAACGGTGGAGGCGTGGGCATCGACCTGAGCCAAATCCGTGGACGCGGCAAGGACATCACGTTCAATGGTCGGTCAGACGGCGTCGTACCCTGGGCGAAGGTTTACGACACCGCCACTGTGTCCGTAAGTCAGGGCAGCACGCGCAGAGGGGCGTCGTCCGTGAACCTTCCGATCGACCATCCGGACATCGAGGAGTTCCTTCGGATCCGGCGGCCTGAAGGCGACCCGAACCGACAGTGCTTGAACATCCATCATTGCGTGGTGGTCACCGACGAGTTCATGAAGCGGGTGCAGCTCGGCGACCACGACGCACGTGCGTTGTGGCTGAAAGTGCTCCAGACTCGGCTCGAAACCGGCGAGCCGTACATCATGTTCAAGGACACGGTGAATCGTGCGAATCCGCCCGGATACAAAGAGCGTGGACTGGATGTTCGTTATACTAACATTTGTTGCTTGCACGGCGACACGTTGGTGGTGACTCGGCAAGGCCCGCAGCGCATTGCGGACTTGTGCGGGCAGAATGTTGAGGTCTGGGACGGCAACGACTGGGTCGAGACGGCATCATTCGCGCCCCGCGGTGTAGACCAGCTCTACGCTGTCACGCTTTCGGACGGCACGGTCATCAAGGCAAACGGACGGCACAGGTGGTTCGCCGCGAAAGACGACAACGAGAAGTACCGAGAGGTCACGACCGAGAACCTTGAAGCTGGGTGTTATCTAGAATCAGCGGGGCGATTGGCGGGTGCCGCTGAGGTGACGGGCTGGCGTAAAGTCATATCGGTGGAGAAGCTGGACGAAGTCGCGACGGTGTACTGTCCGACCATTCCTACCACAGGAAAGTTTGCACTGGCCTGCGGCGTTATGACCGGAAACTCCGAAATTACGTTGCACTCGGACGCAGACCACAGCTTCGTGTGCTGCCTGAGTTCGTTGAACGTGTCCAAGTACGATGAATGGAAGAACACCGACCTGGTGAGGTTGTCCATCTACTTCTTGGACGGCGTCATGCAGAACTTTCTGCTTTACGGTCGCAACAAGCCAGGCCTCAAAAACGCGGTGCGGTTCGCGACCAAATCGCGGGCGTTGGGTCTCGGGGTCTTGGGCTGGCATACCCTGCTTCAGCAGCGGATGTTGCCGTTTGATTCGATGGGGGCGATGCAGCTGAACGCAGAGGTGTTCAAGCACATCCACCAAAAAGCTGACCAAGCTTCCCGCGACCTTGCGAACATTTACGGTGAGCCCGAGTGGTGCAAAGGGACCGGACGCCGGAACACCCACCTGTTGGCCGTCGCTCCGACCATGACGAACTCGACGATCGTAGGGCAGGTCTCGGCAGGTATTGAGCCGATTCGCGCGAACGCTTACACGTTCAAGACGGCCAAGGGCACCTTCTTTGTGCAAAACCCTCAACTTCAGGCTGTTCTCGCTGAGCACGGCCTTGACAACGCAGGGACTTGGAACGACATTGCGGTGAATCAAGGCTCGGTGCAGCACCTTCCGCTGCCCGAAAACGTCAAGAGGGTGTTCTTGACCGCGCCTGAAATCAACCAGATGGCGGTAGTTCGACAGGCTGCGCAGCGTCAACCGTATGTCTGTCAAGCCCAGAGCCTGAACCTGTTCTTCCCGCACGACGTGCCGGCGAAGTGGTTCAACAAGGTACACCTCTCGGCCTGGGAAGAGGGCGTCAAGACGCTGTACTACGTGCGCAGCGAGTCCGTTTTGAACGCCGACGTGGCCTCCAGCGCCTTCTCCGACGACTGCAAAGCCTGCGAAGGCTGAACACCGCGCCCCGCGCCCCGCGGCCCGGCCCCCTTGTTGTTGCAGGGCGCGGGGCGCGGGGCGCGGGGCTTGACACTTGTCCGCTGAGGTGGTAACGTAGCGGGCATGAGAAAGCTACTGACACTCACTGTCCTGACTGCTGCAGGTTGTGCGGCGGTGCCGCTCCGCACAGAAGCAGAAGCGCGGCATTACACACGGTGCCGAACGGACCTGAAGGAAGTCGAAATGCGGCTGGTCCGAGCTGGCTACCCGGTGCAGTCGAAGTCTGACAAGTACATTCAGACGGGCTGGCAGCGAGCGTCGCAGACGGACTGGATCGCTGCGTCGCTTCTCGGTGCACACATGACATACGACATCCGATTCGTCGTGTCCGAGGTCAGGCCGGGTCGGGTGGAATGGACTGCCTACGGGCGAAGCTCCCAAACCAGCCGCACGTCCTACGGCGCCAATTTGGGCACATCAAACAGATCGTCCGAGTTGGACGCGACGACAATGAAGACCGAACAGCTGAAAGCGTTCCACCGTCTGGTCTGTCACGGAAAATGAAATGAACGAAGAACAGTTGACTGTCACGGCCAACGTCTCCGCACCTCTCAAAACTAAGCCTATGCCTACCGGCGGCCCGGAGGGTGTAGTGGTGCACGCCATGGGGGAGTTTGTGCGGGGCGTGTGGGCGCCGTACTCCCTGGAGGTGCAACCGCACGCGTACGTCACGCCGAGCGGAGTGGTGGTGCGTCAGACTCCGACGAACAGACATGGCGTACACGCCGTGGGTTTCAGTCGTCACCTCGGAGTCGTGGTGCTGGTGCCCGGCAGGTTCGACCATTTGCCCGAGCTTTATCGACGCATTGCCGTAGACGATTGGGCCACGCCGGAACAGTGGATAACTACGGTGAATCTCGTTAGGCACTGGTGCAGATTCTACGGTTTGCACATTCAGAGCGTGCGTCGGCATTCGGACGTCGACCCCGAAAATAAGCGGGACCCGGGCGAAGGCTTCATGTGGACGTCTTTCCAGCAGGCGCTGTCTGAGCGGCTACGGCCTCTCCGGCCCGACCTGGTGGAAACATGACGCGCCGTCCTTGACACACGTCCTCATAAGTGTATGATGGTTATGGTGACCGCGGCGCTGGCGAGGCGCCAAACTGATAAGGAGATTTAAATGAACGGATTAATCGTGACCCTGGCACTGACCGCGGCGTTAGGAGACTGGCGATTTCAAAAGGAACTTAACCCCATGACAGACCGCGCCGAGGCCACTCTGATGAAGGCAAACGTCGGCGCAACCGGTAGGTACGACGCGTACGTCTTGGCTTTCCGTTGCAACCCCGACAATTTCGATATCATCGTGTCTGTCCCGCTCGGAGAAATGCTCGAAGACACCGACCACACTCGGATTCGGTTCGACCAAGACGCCCCCCGGACTGTCCGGGTAGTCGGTTCTACGGACAGAAGAGGACTCTTCATTCTAGAGCCCAAGAAGCTGCTCGGCGAGTTCAGGTCCAAAAACCGGTTCGTCGTTGAACTGACGCCGTACAACGCACGTCCAAGTTCAGTGGTATTCGACCTTTCGGGGTCGTTCGACCAACTCAAACGGCTTGCCCAAGTTTGCGGCGAGTAGCGCACCCGAAGCACCGCGCACCCTGCGATACAAGGGTGCGCGGTGCTTGACACGCGTCCCCATAGGTGTATAATGGGGGCATGAAGGCTGTACGCCACCCCGAAACCGGACGCATCCTTGCCTCTACCGGTCGAGACGACGCAGCGTACGCGCTAGTCCGTCCGCACGACCTGGAAGAAGTCAAAGCCAAAAAAGATGCGCTGAACCCTCGACGCGTCAGCTACAAAAGCCTTCGCGACCGCTACCAGCGCATCATTGACGCGGGCGGCTTCGAGGTGAAGTTCTCGAAGTCCGAGAAGCCGCTCCGCCGTGAGATGCGCGCCGGCGACTTTTTGGTGCCTGTCGAAGACACGACCCCGGCGGCCCCCTCAGGTGACCCCGACAGCCTGGCGAAAGCGCTGTCCGCACAGGAAGACCACCTGGTGTCCGAGGCACAGGCGGCCTATCCTGACTCGGACCCGGACAAGGTCGAGGCGGACACGCGTTCGGCGTTTCGCGCCTACGTTCAAAAGCTTGCCGCAAAGATCGGCAAGCCTGTCCGCGAAGCGCGCCTTGAAGGTGATGCCGGGAGTCGGTCGACGCTACACGTGACCTGCGCGGACGGCACGACTCAGACTTGGGACACCCGCACGGTGGTCAACCGCTCGTCAAAGGGAAAAGTGTTCCTACAGCATCGCGCGCGGCGCTTGACACACGCACCTTCAGCCGCCCCGCATGTCCGGGGTTGACACAGGCACGGACATGCGGTATCAGAGGTCATGTCTATCACACAACAATCGGCCGGGATCGCCACCGCTGTGGTCCTCGCACCGCTCCGAACGCTGTACTACGCCTGGGGCATGCACACGGTGTGGAGTCTGCTCGTCGCCGGCAACACGCCTAGCTACGGCGTGTTCGCTGCCGTCAGCCTGGTCGCGTCTCTGGTTTTGCCGGTGCCGAGGACGACCAGTACCGACGACGCCCTCACGCGCGTCATAGTCGCGCTGCTCTTGCCGCCTTACTGCGTGGCAGTCGCATGGCTGGTCGGTGGTTTGATCTGACCTCTGTCATGTGGTAGGGCGCAGGCATATGACGACTGCCAGTCTGATCGGCGCGCTGCTGGTCGGCGCCTACTTCGGGTTTTTCGTCGGGACAGCTGTCGGCGAGCGACAGCGCCCGCCGCCCGACCGAGAACCGTAGACATCCTCAGCGCAGGCCTGGTCTACTGCACGCTCGTACTATAGTCACGATGCGGAAAGATGCCGTAGACGCCGTCACCAAGGCGTATTGGGAAGAGTACTACAAGGATTACGACTACGGACGGATGTGGGTCCGTGATATCCCTAGGTACATTCGGGCTGCCCTCGTACCTCAACTGCGGCGGAAGGCCAACGGCGAAGTGCCGTCGGTACAGGTCATCCCGCTTGGGTACGCTGTTCTGAAAGACAAAGGTCTGAAGACGGACGGCATCGTCCGGCAGGGCAAGAAAGACCGGTTGTTCACCGCTGAGTTCTCGGCGTCTGGCGACCTCCGGCATTTCGAGGTGGTCTGAGATGCGTACTCGACAGGTTCTCCGCGCGGCTGGAAAGGCCGCTCCTGAGTTCGGCGACGGTCCCCTGGCGTCTATCCGTGATGAACTGGTGACGGCGTTTCGTGCCAATGAGCAGACGCGCATGGCGAAAGCCCGAGAGCGCGCCGAGAACGGCGTGGCGCAGCCGCACCTGGCAGCGCTCCGGCGCATGGTCGCCGAGGCCTCGTCCGAGCGGTTGCAGGACAACGCTGCGCCTGCAGTCACCCGGGCTGACTTCCACGCCCTGGTCCGAGACGCCAAGACGGGCGAAGATAACGGCATCAGCCGCCTGGCCACTCACGCATACCGCCTGTGGACCCAGGACCCGCAAGGCTCGCTGACGGTCGGCGACATCGCCCGGCTACGCGCCCACTACGCGACACAGTACCCTCGGTCCAAGGTGGCGCACGTGATCGACCAAGAACTGCCTCGGGTCGGGTTCAACACGCTGCCGCTGGGCAAGCTAGCGCGCATCGCTGCGGAGATCAGCCGCGTGGCTGAGTCCGGTGATGCAGACCTCCAAAACGCCTACGAAGCCGGCTGCGTCGCGCACGGTCTCGACACGAACAACCCCGTCGCATTCCGGTCCCGTGCCTTCCTGCGGTCGCTGCTCGACCCGCAGGGCTTCAGTGTCGACGCACAGGTCGACGACGACGCACCTAGCGAGGAAGCCGAAATCGTCAGTCCTATCTCCGGTGAGCCGCTGCACATCGAACTGGATGCGCCCGAACTGGACACGCCCGAACTGGATGCGCCCGACGAAGACGAGATGATGGAGCACATCGGGCAGCTCGAATCGTTTGAGGAAGCCGTCGTGGTCATGGAAGACCCGACTACAGAAGATGAGATGCTCGAAGTCAGCGTCCGTCCCCTCGAAGACGCAGGTCCGCAGCCGGCTCGGGAGGACGTGCTCGAAACCGAAGAGCTGATGGACGACGACATGGAGAAGGACGCCAACCCGATGGCGGTCGGGCTTGGTATGGCCCTCGGGGACGTCCTGGCCTGCGGGCATGAGCGAGACGCCGGTGACTGCGACGAAAGCTGCAACTCCCGGATGGCTTTCACCGTAACGGTTGAAGGCCAGCCTCAGCCTATTGACCAGTTCGAGGCGCTAAACATGACTGCCGCGTTCCGACGTATGGCTTCATTCGGCGTTCGCGGGTCCATCAAAGCCGACCCGGCGAAGCTGGGGCGTCTTGCTTACGTGGTCATGGAAGACGGAACGACGCTGCGCGTGTCGGCCTCAAAGACCGACCACGAAATGGAAGGCAAGGACGAGCCTTTCACGGTCGACATCAACGAGCAGGCCGAGCCTCGCATGGACGTCTCTGACGAAGTCTTGAGCGACGGCGACATGGGAAAGCAGCGCATTGAGGGAAAGCTTCTCGACGAGAGCATCGTCAAGAAGGCTGGATGGGAACTGACCCTCGACGAAGACGCGCAGGTACACCTTGCCTTCCGGGGTAAGCGCAAGAAGTCGGCTTCTCTGCTCGGCATGGACAGCCTGTTGGACGAATTCATTGAGGTGACCCGCCCTAAGTCCGCGGCCTCGGACAGACACGCGAAATACGCGCTGTACGCCGGTGAAGGCGACTACGTGCTGGTGACGGACTTGCCCAAGACCAAGTCTAACCGAGAGCGCCAGATTACCGCCAAGCAGATATTGAAGGCCCTGCAGGAAGTATCCCCGGGAGCCCGAGGTACGCTGCGCAAAGACGCGAAGCTTCAGGTAAACTTCTCGGTCCAGGCCGAAAAGCAGCTGAACCGGATCCGGAACATCTTGGAAAACCGGTATCGCGTGGCGGAGTTCGAGGTGAAGGCGCAGTCTATGCCAGACACCATGAACCCGCAGACCCCTCCGGGCACGGCGCTGCCGCCCCAGCAGCCGGCGATGCCGATGCAGCCCTCGCAGCCTACGCAGCCGCAGCAGGTGGGGCAGCCGCAGCAGCCCGCCCAGCCGCAACAGGCTGGGTTTGAGGTGGAGTTTGAGGACGAAGAGGGAACCAAGGGCTCCGTAAACCTGGACAAGGGGGCAGCAAAGACTGCGGCGGACGCCAAGGCGATTTTTGAGCGGTTCAACCCGGACTGTCGAGTTCTGCGTGTCGCGCAGCTCGACGACCTTATGGCTGACCCGGACCCCATGGTTGACCCGGACCCCATGGTCGAAGAGGCCCCCAGCACGGGCGGACTGATGGACGCCGAGACTGAAGACGCGGTCCGAGCGGCTTTGACCCACTACCGCAACCAAGGACTCGGCCCTGCTTCGGCGCTTGACCAGCTGATGTCGCAGTACAGCGACATGTTCGACCGATTCGGCGACAAGACCGACTCGCAGCGACATGAAGTCGAGGCGAACTGCATGAAGCTGGCCGCGGAGATTTGGCAGGAGCCGGGCATGCTGGAGCGAGAAGCCCAGCTTGACAGCGGGCGCGCGATGGTGCGGATCATCAACCCGGTGACCGTGGACGAAGGCGAGCGGGGCAGTGAGTCCAAGATGCGCGCCCGGAAGTTCATGCAGTCCATGGACGAGGTCATCGACTCAACGGCGAAGGCGCTCGGAGCGCAGGTAACCTACGGCGGCGGCATGTCCGAACGGGAGTACCTCTTTGAAGGTGCGAACAAGGCCGAGGTCGAGACCATGCTCGCTCCGTACATAGCCAACAACTTGCCCTTTGACGTCCGAAGTGCTGAGCACAAAAACGGGCTTCCTTGGTTCGTGAAGGTGTCGCAGTACGAGCCTCAGGTGAATGAGCAGCAGAACGACTATGTCGAGGCTGAAAACATGGGACCGGACTCGGAGACGCATGAAGGCGAAGACCTTGAAGCGCCCGAAATCAACCAGCAGATAGACCCAGCAAAGCTGTACGACGCGCAGATGAGCGACACGGACTTGGGTCCGGACTCGGAGACCAAAGACCCGGGGACCATGGGCGCTGACGAGCCCGGAGCACATCCTGACCAGCCTGGCGTGTCGCACGCCGACACCAGCTTGGGTGCGGACTCTGAGACGGACGACAAGGTCAACGAACTCTTTGACGAAGTCGCAGAGAAAGGCACGGACGCTTTCCGGTCCGGGCGGAGCTGACATGGGACTGAGCGACGACCGTTTTCTGCGCCAGGCAGCAGCGCCGGTGGCTGATGAGCCGCGCATTGATTGGAAAGAGGCGCTGAAAGGCGCCGGTGACCCTTTCCGCCGGCAGTCGGCAGACTTCTGGATGGGCTTCACCGGCGTTCCGCTGGCGCCTGGGCAGGAGGCGTTCGAGGTCGGTCAGCGCGTCGCGTACAAGGTACCCAGCGGCAAGGAGCACGTGGGCGTGCTGTCGCGCCCTGCAGACGAACCTGGACACTGGGTGGTTGCCGTCGACGACGGCGTCAGCCATATCGTGCCCCAGACGGAGCTGTACCCGACGGACCGCAAGTCGGCCCAGGAGCACCGGCAGGCCCTCCGCGCCGCCGCGCAGCGGAACGCGAACTGGTACGAAGTCCGGTCACCGACTGACGTCGGCGACGGGACCCAGACTCTGCTGCTCGACATCGGACACAGCCGGGCAGCGGCGTCGGACCTGGAAGCCTACGTGCAGGTCCACCACAACGCCGAGCTTCTGGACGCTGACATCCAGGGCCGCCGCGCCAAACTGCTCATCCGCGCACAGGAACTGCCGCAGCACGCACCGTCGGAAGTCACGCGGGGGCAAGACCCGGGGCTCGAAACCGAGACCATGGAGGGTACAGGCGGCCCAGAAGCGGACATGACGACCCGAATGTCCAAGCTGTTCAAGGACCGAGACGTGACCGTCGGGCAGCCGCGCTACGACGTCGACGGGCGGCACACCGACGTGCGGTCGGCAGGTATGACCTTCAGGGTGACCGACTCTCCGGGAGGCAAAACACACGTGATTGCGCATACTCTCGAAGGAGAGGTGCCATGCCGCCTCAACAAGAAAGGCCAGGTGGAAGCTCCGTACAGCCAGGGTGGGGGACCGCTTCCGACTCGGGAAGACGACCCCGGCGGGTACGAAGACGGGGATTACGTCGTAAAAGCAGTCGACCGGAAGACCAAAGACTACTGGAAGAACTACTACCGCGACACCAACTACGGCGAAAAGCTGACCCGGGACATTCCTCGTAAGAAGTACGACACCAAGGGACGCAAAAAGAAAGCTGCGGACGAGGTTTCGAAAAAAGACATCGTCAACGGGCTGATGAGCTTCGCAGACCGAGACCCGGACTTGGAGAGCAAGCTTTCGAAGATGATGGGAAAGTTTCTGTCTAACGACCCGAAGGCGCTTTTGGACCGAATCGACCCGACCATCTATCCGAAGGTGCTCTTCGGAATGCTTTCAACTTCTACGTTCGGACCGAAGCTTAAAAAAGAGTTTGGCAAGCGAACTACGCGCGAAGAGCGTGTGGACCTCGGGGGCGAGCCGCAGCCGCAGCCGCAGCCGCAGCCGCAGCCCGACGTAGACAAGATGCGCAATTTCTTGGTTGAGCAAGGCGTTGACGTGATCACGCCGGACTCCCCGGACCGACTGGTAAAACAAGTGTACGAGCAGTACATGCAGCAGGGCGGAGGCACGCGTCGCCAGTCAAAGCTGCGTCCGGTGATTGCGGACCGTGTCCGCGGCAAAGAGCCGCTTGGAAACGTGCCGCGGATGAACATCGCGCGCATGACTGCTCAAGGAGGCTACCTGTGCCTTCGCATCACGTGGGACCCCGAAGTCGACCCTGCGCAGCGGGATGACGTTGAAACGTTCATCAAGTTCGTCAGTTCGCACAAAGAGGACTACCCAGACATCGGGTTCATCGGCAAGCCTGCCTTCAAGATGTTCGACCCTGAAGCCGGCGTGGCCGAAGTCTTAGTTGCGTCGAGCCGAGGCAAAGACTACCCGCAAGAGTTCTTCGAGGTGGGCGGTGTCCACAACACCACGCGTGCTTGAAGGTCTGCTGGTCAACCTGGCCCCCGCGCAGCTGAACATGAACCTCATCGCGTGCGTGCCTTACGCACAGCCGCGACTGAAGCGAGGTCAGCTCGGAGCGCCGGTGTCGGTGACCGTTCCGATCCGCGGCAAGGTATCGGTACCTGACCTGCTGGACTGCACCCGCGAAGAAGCGCTCCGGGTCATCGAAGGCAGTCCCGACGTGCAAAAGTTCGTGAAAAAGGGCATTCTGAAGGTCGTATGAAAGGTCAGTTTCACAACTTCCCGGAACTGATGCACGACTACCGGTGCAAGCTCTGTCAGCTTGCGGAGACCAAGCCCGGTCTTTTGCGCATTGTTCATCGCATGCGCCTGAAGGAAGGCCACGGTGCAAAAGCTCTGCACCGGCGACTCCAACACCTGTTCGAGCGTCACGGCGTAGAACTACCCTCCGAGCGTGCTATCGGGAGGCACTTCGACAAGCACGTCGACATGTCTCTTCTGGTCGAGGCGCAGCCGGTTGTCGCGCCCAAGTTCGACATCCCAGACATGGAACTGGGTGCGTTCGAAGACCTGGCCACGGGCGAAAACGACAGTGACTACCACCATATGGCGGACCTGTTCAAGCGGGTTGTGCGCCGCATCGCGTCCCTCGACGCGGACCCGACAGCTTTTTTGATCGAAGGCACGAACAAGCACGCTTTCCAAAAGCTCGGCATCTGGTCGGGCATGATCAACAACGCCCGCCAGATCTTAGAGTCGCTCAACAAAATGCGGAACTCCGACCGAATGACCGTGAGCATCCTGGAGCAGCACACCCGAAAGTTTGCGTTGACCCTGAGCGCGCCGATGGCCCAAGTCTTGCGAGAGATTCGCGAAGACTTGACAACGGTGCCTGACGAGAAGGCGGATTACGCTGTAAAGCGAATCGAGGAGCTGCTCAGTGAGCGGATGCCTCAAATCATGACAGAAGCTGCCGCACAAGCGATGCGCGAAAGCAAAGAACAATACAAGCTACTGAATTAGCCCGGCGCATGGGGAGCGGCTGCAGGCCCGACTTTGGGCCTGCCTGTACTATGCTTCGTGGGTTACCACGTCGAACACAAAGCGGACGACTTCAAGTCTGGGGACCGAGTGGTTCTCGGGTCAGGTGAAAAAGGCGTGGTTCGACGCAATGTGACGTCTCCCACGGGCTTTAGGTCTTTGGTTGTAGAAGTCACAGAGGGTCCCCGTGAGGGCACCACAGTCACCGCGACGGCGCCTGCACTCCGCAAACAAGCCGCCCGGCGGGTCGGGAGCGGTCCGGTCGTCTGGCGACGGACGGCGGTGCTGGGCGGGCGGCGGTTCGACTGTGTCGCAGCCCGGACCCCCGCAGAGCAGCGGCAGGGGCTCCAAGGCTGGGACGGCCTCGCTCCGACCGAGGGCATGGTTTTTCCGTTCGAGCCTCGACGCGACGCAGTCATGCATATGGGCAAGGTCGCATTCCCGATCGACATCGTGTTCGTGTCAGACGGTAAGGTGGTCTCGGTGGCCCGCGGTGAGCCAGGGTCAACCCGTAAGTGGGCTGTACGTCGCGTGGATGCCGTGGTCGAAGTGGCGGCAGGCTCCGGCATCAAGCAGGGCGCGCCGGCCATCATCGGCCCGGAGCGCTACGAGATTCGATTCCCCGAGGAAGTGACTGACGAGTATGCAGGCCCTGCGAGCGAGCGCTGGAAGGACCGGGGGTTGCCTCCTGACGGCGGCAACCCGAACTCTGACCAGATGACGCCCAGCCGCTACCAGCAGACTTACGGCTACGACGTGGTACTCTACCATGACGACCCTGTCGAATACGCGGTCCGCCCGAGCGCGTCGAAAAAAGCTCAGACGCTGACCGACCCAGCCGAGTTCATCATTGCGCTGATCGAAGGTATGAAGCGCGCGAACCACCTTCAGTTCACGCAGGACGCGCTGAATCCGAACCTCAGTTACGCTACCGTGCGTGACCGAGACCTGGCGGAAATCATCGCGCAGCTCGGTCTCGACGGAGGCCCCGCTACGGACGTGTACGACGTGGCGCAGTCCGAAGAGGGGATGCAGATCCTCGGCGATGGGCTGGTACTTGGTGGCGCAGCCCAAATTGCAAACTTGGCGGACCATCCTGAAGGCGGAAAGGTGTTGGTGCTATGGCGAGATGGACCCTGAACCACGACGCGTTGGAGACGCGTCCTCTCCCTGACGACATTCATCCGGGCTTATCGGCTGTGATGCTGGTGCGCGAAGCACTCAGCGAATACAACATCCCGTCGCATGTCGACGTCACGTACAAAGGGATGAAGCGCCTCAGTGGGTCAGGTGCACACCACCTGACTGACGGCGTTTTGACTTGCCGCGCTACCTTTCGGTCGCTCATCGGCAGAAAGCATGAAATCGACATCCCAGTGATCGTCCACCAGGGCTACATGGTCTACCCGGAAGTCTTTCAGGACCAAGGTCGCATCGAGGTGTTAGCGCAGTCGGCGTTTGACGAGATGCTGATGCAGGCGAACGTGAAGCAGAAAATGCAGGACCGATTGAACATGTACTCGCCACACGTGTTCCCTGTTGACCTGAGCGAGCCGAAAGTTCAGCCGGGCATGTTCGGCGTGGTTGCGTCGTCTGCGCTGCCTGCCGCAGCTCGGTGGGTGATGCAGAATCCGCAAGCGGTGTTGACTGCGATTCAAGCGGCGCCCGCTGTGCTCAACACGCTGGGAGCGCTGGTGCAGAAAGTCCGGTCAGGCAACATCCAGTTGCCTGACGCAGAGGCACTGTTGGCGGCGATGCCTCAACTGAAGGAGATGGCCATGAATAAGCAAGCAACGCACACGCCGCACGGACTCGACCCCGCAGAACGAGACCGGTCGGACCGTCTTCACCCTAGCCAGATGGTCAAGCTTCAAAGCGACGTAGAAGTTCGACTTCGTGGAGGTTCGCACGTCGTGTACCCGTCTGGGACCGAGGTCATGATTGTGCGAGACATGTCCGACGAAGGCCTAATCTACTACTGCGAGTTCCCAGACGGACGCCGTGCACCTGTCCACTACGACCACCTTCCAGGCTGACCTCTTCGCAGACTTGAAGGCTGCGTGCGAAGGGCGCCCCGCGGGACCAGACCCGCGGGATGACGAGCGCCGTGCGCTCTGCAAGCCTGCGCCTAACGCAGTCCAGTGGATCGTGAACCCGTCCTACGCAGACAGTCCAAGCTTGTTCAACTACAAGCGCAGCTATCAAATCATCCGTGACGTGTTCCAGCTTCGGTGTCCGGTGTGCAACACCGGACCCGTCGACTCGATGGTACGTACACCGGACGAGCTTCGACGTGAGATCTTGCTCGAATGGTCCGAAGAAAAGAACGACGACGTGTGTCCGCGCTGCAGCTCATCGCGACGCGAACTCGAAGAAGACGGGCTTCTCGAAAAGGTCAATGCGCTGCACCTGGTATGCGGACAGCGGTCCGGAAAGAGCGTCACGGCGGCGCTCATCGGCACCTACGTCGAACACCGCATCTTGACCATCGCGCACTCGCATCCGGGCGGGCTGCACGCCTACCTTGGACTGGTCATCAAAGACCCATGGGAAATGACGTTCTTGGCTTCGAATGAAGTGCAGGGCAAGGACACTATTTGGGCCAAGTACCGCGCTTTCCGCGCAGACGCTCCTTGGTTCAAGCGCTACACGTCTTGGGTCAAAGACGAAGAAAAGCACCAGTCCACCCCGCCGGGCATGGAGCGATGGGAGTACAGCGAAACCGACAAGGTCATCAAGAACGAGCATCCAGACCTCGGGGCGCTGATCATCAACTCTTTGAACTCGAACTCCAGCGGTCTGCGAGGCCGAACCCGACTATTCAACGGTGTCGACGAGATTGCGTACATGCAAGGTGGCGACTCTGCCATGTCAGCGGACGAGATCTACCGCGCGACCGACAACTCGCTGCAGACGGTCCGGTCCCGCGCAAAAGACCACGACCGACAGCGCTGGCTTGGTTTGATGTGTTCGGTCAGCTCACCCCGACACAAAAACGACAAGTCCATGCGGCTCTGGCGAGAAGCCGAGGGCGGCAAGGTACCGGGGATGCTTGCTTACAAATACGCGACGTGGGAGTTCAATCCGTACGAGCCCCGAGAAAACTTCGCGCAGATGTACGCCAAAGACCCGATAGGTGCGGAGCGTGACTTCGGCGCCAATCCGCCGATGGCCGCCAGTCCTCTGATTCACGACCGAGAGCGCTTTCGCGACCTGGTGGTGGGCAACCACGAACCGAAGGCGGAGTTCCGTTATCCCCAGTTCACGGAAGAGGGCCACGAATACATCGGAGTCCAGGTCTTTCATGCAAGCCTGGTTTCGGAGGGAAACCACTTCGTGGCGTTTGACGCGGGTAAGAATTTCGACGCTTTTGCCGGAGCGTGCGGGCACGGAGAAACGGTGGTCGACGACCAGGGCACGGAGCGGATGGTCACAGTAATTGACTGGGTGGCGAGGATCCTGCCGCCAGTCGGCTGCGAGGTCTACTACGATAACGTGCACGCGGTCTTGGTGAAGCTCCAGCGCATGATGCACCTTGCCACGGTAGAGTTCGACCGCTGGAACAGCACGCAACTGATTCAGCAAATCCGGCGGTCTGGGATCCGAGCCGAGACCAAGTCACTACGAAACGACGACTGGACGCGGTTTCGGACGGACGCCTACTCAGGGCTGGTGCGGATGCTGCCTCCTGAGCCCGGTGAAGTCAGCGAAAAAACGGGTGAGTTCATCGTCGACCCACCACTGATGAGTCCGCAGTGCTGCGCGCTCTACGAACTGGAAGCGCTCGAACGAGACCCAGAGACGGGCAAGGTCTGGAACAGCAAAAAGGGCGAACAGCGCGGCTACGAATCGAACGACGTGGCGCAAGTCGTTGTGCATGTACACAAGATGGTGCAAGAGCAAGGATATTCGCAGAAGCACGACGACCGTTCTCGGGAAGCTGCACGTCGTCGGTCGGAGGCGGACTCGGCGCGATTTTTGTATGCACGGCAGGGCGGCGTTTACAACCCGGGCGGTCGCGGAGGCGGTCCTCGGAATTGGAGGTCAGGAAGAGGATGGTGACACCTAAGCTTACACCGGTGCGTGGCGCCGTCAATCCGACGGATGAAAGTCCGGACTCTCATTCGAACCCGTTTTGGGACACTGAGGAGCCGGGCCGATTGGACACGCAGGACACCGCGTTCCCGGCGGTCACTGACAACGACGACCCTCATGGCGCTGATTCTTGGGCGCCGTACCGCCGACGCGAAGGCGCCCAGCGGTTGAAACAGCTGCTGACCCTCGACAACAATCCGGTAGCAGAGTTTTTTGTCACGGAAGACGGCGTTTGGTTCACTCCCATTTACGAGGGCGCATTCAAGACCACGGGCCTGCGTGAAACGCTCGACGAAGTGAAGAGCGTGATTGCTGACCAGCTGTCGGTGGCCCCGACGGCGTTCGGGACGCGCCAAGGCGCCTCGGCCTGGCGTGCCCGCCGCCCAGACCCGAACCGCGTCGAGTACACCCGCGATGCGCCCAACGGTGACTTTGAAGCGGTCAGCGTCACGCCGCTAACCGTGACGCACACTGTTTGGGACGAGGGCGTAGCGGTCAGGACCGAACCCGAAGTCTACGAGGTTGTCGACTTCGACGAGGGCTTGGCGTACGCGCGGCAGCGCTATGGTGTGCCAGACGCACCTCCGGCACCGTCCGCACGTCCGGCACCTCCGAAGAAGCCCCGCGCGCTCAGCAAGCGAGAGGGCGACGCGATGCTGCGGCGCATCCTTGAAGAGCGCGGAGGTGACGGGCCTTGGCCCGCCGTAGGTTTCCTGGCGCCGGACGGCTCAAAGGTCATGATGGAGCACGACGGACAGGTCCGAGGCGAAGACCACCGCGCAATCGGCGCGTACCTCCCGCCTCGCTTTTCCGACGCGGACCTATCTCCCACAGACCGCATGGACTTGGTCATGCGGGCCACTGGCTTGGTGCGCCTGGTTTACGTGCGCAATCCGCAAATTCGATACGCCGCGGTCGACGCCGAGACACCTCTCACAAGCGCGCAGCGCGAAGCCATCAAAGAACTTGCAGTGGACGAGCGCCTGACTGGCCTAGAAATCAACGCGGTCCAGGTGGACCCGTTGACGCTGCGCCGCGCCCACGTCGAGCTCTGGAAGAAGGCAGACCGCCTACAGGAACTTGAAGAGGCCGCGCTTGCCGCCTACGAGCGGGGCGACTTTGAACTGGCTGAAGACCTTGACGCTGAGCATGCTGAACTCGCCGAGCGGCTTGATAACGCCGACGACGAAGACTCCACGCACTACGACCTGGACCCAGTTCAGACCGCACTCAATGAAATGGCGGCGCTACACCACGCTTACCTGACCGGCGCGCTGTACAACGGACGCAGGCATCTCACTGAGCAAGAGTACTTCGAGCACCTGCAAGGCATCGCGCACGACCAGTTCAACCGGGACGACATCCCTGACGAGCAGCTCGCAGAGGCCGCCCGCGACGCCTACGAGCGCGTGTTGTACTTGCGCAACCGACGCGCTACTCCTTCAGGCTTTGAACTGGGCGACTTGACTATCAATGATAAGCATCCGCCGCACGAACTCGACGACGCAACGCGGTGGTCTGACTCTTATCATTCAGAGAATCAGTACGAGGACCCGAACCTGAAGCTGGGGTCGAAGTCGGTGTTCGAGCTTCGGGACGACTTGCTGCAAAGAGGGACTCTACCCCGTTCAGGAGACCAAGTACACGCGATTGCGAGTTTTTTGGAAGGTGACGAAGAAGGATTCGGCATCGCGTTGGACAACATTCTAGAAAACAACAGTCACCCGTCAAACCGCGTTTTGGGGATGTTCTTCGACCATCCGGAAATCCTTGAACACACTGTCCAGTGGCTCCAAGACCTGCGAGATGAGTGGCTCGAAGACGCAGTGAATACTGCCGCTACAAGTGATGACGAAGAGTACCGCGCCGACAATATCGCTGCGTGGCCCGAAGATAGCGACGTTCGAGTGATGTACGAGAACGCGCTGAAAGCTGACCGGTTCGCGAAATTCCTCCGGGGCTCTGACCGCCAGGCGCAGCGCTTCGAAGTTTCGCCCAACGACATCACGCTGTCGTATGAAGAAGACGAAAACGAATTCGCGTTCTACGCCTTCTACGAAGACATCCTGGCCGGCACCATCCAAGGCATCATTGATGAAGAAAACGGCCTGGCCCGCGTGACGATGGCGCGGGTCGAAGACATCTTCCAAAACCAGGGCATCGGCACCCGTCTCTACCGCGCAGTGCTCAAGTGGGCGGGCTCAAAGAACTTGTGGGTCCGTCCGGACGTCGCAGTCAGCGACGCTGCGCGGGCCGTGTACCACAAGCTCAGGAAAATGCCTGACGTCAGTCACCGTCCAGCGCCTTCTGACCGTGAAATCTTGATCAATGAGGACCAAGGCGGAGAATACGGCGTGTGGTCACCAGGCGAATCTCGTCCCTTGTATTACGAGTATCGTCGAGGGCGGCTGTGGGCTGCGAAGGTCGCGCAGGTTCGTCCTTTGCCGCTGCCTGGACCTCCGGCCCCGAGCGTTAGGCCCAGGCCCGCTGAGCCCAAAGACAGAGGAATGGAACTGGTAGAGGTGTCGGAGTTCTTGGATGGGGAACTCGTCAACCAAAAGCGCATGACCCGGCAAAAAGCCCGTGAGTACGCAAAAGAGAACCGCATGATTCCGGTGCATGACTCAGACCGCGGTGGCTACGTCTATTCGCGAAATTTAGAGCGTTCCCTGACTATAACCAACGAAGAAGGTCGACGAATCCGAGCCAACAAGCCCGTCGTGTGCGTAGACCTCGACGGGACGCTCCTCGGAGACCCGGACGACGACAACGAAGAAGCGTCTGGTCAGCCTGGGCTCGCAGACCCGGTCAAAGGTGCTGCGCTGGCCATGCAGACCTTCGTCGACCTGGGATGGGAAGTGCTCATTCACACTGCCCGGATGTCGAAAGCTCGCAGTCCTGAACAGCGACAGCACTTTGCCGAAGAGATCGGGCGACACCTCCGCGACCACAACATCCCGTTTACGGGAATCGTCTCGGGCCCGAAACCGGTTGCAGACCACTACATCGACGACAAAGCTGTGCCCTTCGACGGGGATTGGTGGTCTGTCACCAAAAAGCTCACCGTACAGGGGTCGAACAGCCGGGAGGCTTTGGGATTTGGCATCAGCCCGAACACAAACGACTGGACGGACGTCGACGAAATCTCGGAAGACCTCGAAGTCGACCCGGACGGCGGGCGTGACCAACTGTTGACGGAAGGAAATCACTGATGACTAATCGCCTCTACGACGGAAGCGGACGCACGGTCCGCCAGTGGGACGCGCACGGCCTGACTCCGCAGCAGGTTGAATCCATGCGCGACCGCTTCGAGAGCTTCATGCCGAAGCTGTCCAACGACCTGGGCAGCGTCCAAGACGTCCTGTCAGGAATCTTGCCGAAAGAAGCTGCGCTGAGTCCCGGCGCAGGCGCCAACTACCAAGCAGCTCGGCAAGCCACGAACGCTGCCGCCCGCGGACACACCGCGAACTTACCTGGCGGCGGTATGGGAGGCGGAGGCGGAGGCGGCGACACCTTCCAGACGGTACAACGCCCATACCAGCCGGAGTTCGAGAGCCCGGACCGACAGCAGTACCCCGTTCACCGGATTTTGGCGAATCGATACTTCCGGATGTTCTACAAGCTCGACCACGTCATCGGAAACGGCGTCGACCTGATCAGCGAACTCCCCTTCGGCGAGTTCGAGCTGACAGGCGAAGGCGTCGAGGGCGAAGTCAAGGACATCATGGAGTACTCGGCCGACGAGGCGAAGCTCCGGTCGAATCTGCCGTTCATGACCCGAGAATTCCTGGTTACTGGAGAGGCGGCTCCGCACTTGTTCTGGGACGACTCCAAAGGTTGCTGGACGTACATGGCGCTCCACAACCCCGACCAGCTCGAAGTCATCGACGCGCCGTTTATCCGGATGGACCCTGTCGTGGAGTTCAAGCCTGACCCGCGACTGCAAAAAGTGCTGAACTCAACCAATCCGCAGCTTCGCCAGGTCCGGGAGTCCATGCCAGCCGAGCTGCTGCACCGGCTTCAGAGTAATCAAAACATCCCGCTCGACCCGAACAACTTCACGTTTCTTCCGCGGAAGCTGCATCCTTACGACACCCGCGGAACCAGCATCATCAGCCGGATGTGGCGGATCCTCATGTACGAAGATTCGATATTTAATGCGTCTATCGCCACCGCGCGCAGGCACGCCGGCCCGCTCAAAGTCGCGAAGCTCGGCAACCCCGCCAACGGTTGGATCCCTGGACCAGAAGAAGAGCGAAAGCTTTTGGAGCTTCTTGCCCAGGCCGAACTCGATGTGAACGCATGGTTAATCTACCACTACGGTATCAACTTTGAACTGGTCGGCACTACCGACCGAGTCATGACCATCGACAAGCACTACGAGCTGATCGAGCGCGTAAAGCTTGTTGCTCTGGGCATTTCGAAAGCTTTCCTCCACGGCGAAGTTACGTATGCGTCGGCTGCGACCGGTCTGACGGTGTTCCTGCGGCGTCTGAAGGCGCATCGGACCTACTTCGAGGACGCGTTCCTGTACCCGAAGTTCTGGAAAAAGATGGCGATGGTGAACAAGTGGGTTAAGCCCACGCAGGCGGAGCTGGACTCTCGGGTCCGGGTCCGACGGTCATCGTCTGAAATCTCGGAAGACCACCGCTGGATCATCCCGACGATGCAGTGGTCACAATCGCTCGACCCCACCGTGGACAGCGAGCTGATCAACGCGATGCAGACGCTCGAAAACATGGGCGTGCGGTTCAGCAAAACCACGAAAATGTCGCTGGCCGGTCGGGACTTCGAGGAAGAGTCGAAGCAGCGCCTTGCAGACCACAAAAAAGAGCAGGAGGTCTTCAAGGACTACCCCGAACTTCTCCAGGAAGACGCCACAGGCGGCGGCGGCGGCTTTGGCGGCGCGCTTCCGCCTATCCCAGGTGACGCTTTCGGCGACGACCTCGGCGGTGGTGAGCCGCCGGAACCTGAAGGGGCGAGTGTGTCGGCGACTGACGGGGCCGAGCCGTCTCCAGCCAAGCCGAACCCGTTCGGGAACCGTGACCGCATCGGCATGTGGCACAAAAAAGACGTCGAATCGCTCGTTGACCTGATGAGCGGCAATCCGCCCGACGACGACCCGTGGGTAGATGCTTTCCACAGCCCCAAAGTCCGCGACGCCATCAAAGGCGGTGACAACGACGAGATCATGGAAGCCGTCGAGGACTTCTTGATTGAAGAAGACTACCCCGCATCTGGTATAGACCAACTTGTAGACATCCTCAAAGAGATGAAAGTTGTTCGGAGTGCCTCCAGGAATGAGCGTCGCAGACTGGCGGAACTAGCTGAAAATATTCAGGGTTTTGGCAAAATGGACGGATACGACGGCCTCTAAACATACCCAAAATCACCCGTAACAGTACTTTGTGTACGTCATGGGGTTCAAAAAGAACGGCTCTCCGGAAGAGACGGACCAGCACTTTGTGCCCCTCGACGTGCCCGAGCCGTCTCCTGACCAAGAGACTCCGGACGACGAGGACTGAATGTTCCGGAAGGTCGGGAAGTGCCAGCACCTCGGGACCATCGTCGAGGGCAAGCGGAAGAAGACGGCGCAGCTCGATGCGGCGGACTCTTACTACCTTGACGGGTCCGCAAAGATCGACGTACGCGGAATTCTGAAGCGTCGCGCAGCGGACTACGCCATCTCTGACGACCCGAAGAACTATCTGTTCGAGGTTATTCGCGCCAACACTTCTCAGGTCTTTAACGACAATCACGACGGTTTTGAGCGGTCGGAACTTCTCCGATTTGACCCCCGACTAAAGACGGCGGTGTATCTCACCTATCGGGAGAAGCCCCACCACGTAAACCATCGAACCGAAAACCCGAAACGCGCCCGTGGAATCCTTTTGGACGCGCACTACAACGACAGTTCTACGCCTCTTGCAGAATGCCCTGGATGCGGCAACAAGACCGCAGACCGCAAAAACCGAGATGAATCCGGCCTCGGATGCAAAAAGTGCGGAACGGTCGTTAAAGACGACTTTGTCGAGATCTTGGTTGCCGTCGACCGACGTAAAGACCCCACCTTCGCTAAAGGTGTAGAAACCGGTCAGTTGCGGTTCGGGTCCATGGGATGCAATTGCGCAGAGACGCTGTGCAATGTGTGCGGCAACGTAGCGCAGTCGACCTCTGACTTCTGTACGCACATCCGCGCGGGAAACAAAGGCACGCTATGGGCCTCCGCGAACGGGCGCGACGGATGGAAGAAAATCACTGCAGCAGAAGCAAAGCGGGAAGCGACCCGCCGCAATCGGAAATTTCAAGCCGCTGACTTCGTCGAACTGCGCGCAGACGACGGCTACACGATTCGAAAAGCAGCGGAATGGTGCCGCGGCGTGGAGTTCGACGAATACAGTCGCGTTCACATGCCCGCCGACCCAAAAGCGTCTCAGTTTGAGGTGCTCAACCGACAGGCCAGCAGTGGTGACGAGTCTTTGGACAACGAAACCCGGCAGCTGCTCGCCGCTACGAAGAAGCGCAAGAAAGCCGCCGGGAAGGAGAAAACTGCCATGAAGTTTGTCGTGGTTCGAGTCGATGGTGACCCCAGCGACACGTACGCAGCGGAGACGCTGGAGGAGGCCATGGACTTGGCGATGCCCGATTCGGGTTCGCGGGTCGAGATGGCCGAAGTGGAAGCCGAGGATGCGGGCGCGGCCCGGCTGAAGGCTGAGGACACAGATTTCACGCCGGTCAATGACCGTGAGGCCGCAGACGCGCCGATGCCCAAAGACTCGGACGTGATTATCAACATCACGGACGACGGTGAGGGCGGCGTCGACGTGGTCGACCCGTCTGGCGAAGAAGAAGAAGAAGACAACTCGATCGAAGACCTCGACGAGTTGGAAGACGACGACCAATTTACGCCCGAGGAGATGGGCGTGATGCCCGCTTCGATGCATACCGCCTCAACCTACAGCGACTGGACTGTGTCCATGACCAAGGCCGGAACGGCGGAGGTCAAAAACGCCGAAGGCATGCCCGTCGCGGTGATTCCGAACGCCAAGAAGCCGGTCAACATTCTGGCGTCGCTGGAGCGACGTGGGCTGACCGCTACCGTTAAGACGTTCGGCGGGTCCCTGCACGGTAAAGTGGCTCAGGTTGTCGAGCACGCGCTCGATGACATGAAAGAGTTCGCTGACAAGTACACGAAGGAATCGGTCGCCGGCGAAGGCGAAGACGACATGCAAGGCTTTGCAGACCGCGGCAACGTTGAGTCTGATGTTCGAAACGACGCTGAGTCTGACATGGAAGACAAGCGGGAAACGGAAGTCGACACGGCCCAGCAAGACCGCGCGTCTGACCATGAACTCGGCAATGATTCTCTGACTCCGGGGCTGCGCACCACGGACCGGCAGGAGTCGGACATGCGCGAAAAGCGAAAGCCCTGGAACATGGACCAGTCGTCTTTGGATGATGGCGCGCGTGACCACCAGGAGCGACTGGCCAAGAAGATGGTCGGAAGCCGGGTCTCTGACGGCAAGCGCGTGGCGATGGTGACTCACTTCGACCACGAAAGCGGCGAGTTTACGCTGGCTGGCAAGGACCTGAAAGCTTTCCAGGTGAAGGCGCAGTCCATCGAGTCGCAGTGGAAGCAGCTGGACAAGGGTCCTTCGGACGAAGACCCGATGAGCCGAAAGGCGTACGAGGCCCGCGTACAGCGATGGGCAAAGTCGCAGATTCAGGCGGCGCGCAAGCAGGCCATGTCTGATTTCACCCGCGCCCTGCGGATTGTCGCCAAGCGACAGGCGCTCGGGCTAGAGGAGTCGCCGCTGAAAGAAGCCCTCGGAGTGCAGCTCGCCAACGACAAGACGGTCGGCTATGACGCCGTGTCAGGCCGTCCGTTGGAGTACACGGCAATGAGCAACGAACTGGCCGTGCACCTCATCGAAGCTGCGTTTGAAGATGCCGCGGACAAAGAAATTGACCGGCTGGCGCAGCGCGCTGGCGACTTGGTAAAAGAATCTTCGGACTATCTGAAGTCTGCCGAGCGCGACCTTAGCAAGCAGGCGCATCGAGTGCCGTCTGTGACCGCTGCCGAGTTTGTGGACCCCGTAGAAGCGGTGTCCGCAGAACAGCGTCAAGCCGTTTTGAACGGAAACATGACGCTCAACCCCTCGCCGGAACCCAGCGTCCAAGACGATGGGCCGTCGAAACTACGTACTGCACTGCGCGGTACAAAAACTGCCCGTCTGGGTGCCCGACAGTGAGTCGGAAAGGAGAATGATCAATGGGTTCGATTCGTAACACTGGTCGTCTCGGGGCATTCCAGTCCGACGTTTTCGCGTCGGGCCTGGACCTGAGTCGGTCTCAGATCGAGCGGGACCTCGGCGTCTTTAAGGCCGCCGACACCGCTACGATCCTTCAAGGCCAGATGGTGTCTCTCGATGCCAATGGCGAGTTGGTGCTGGCTGACGGCGCCGACGTTCTCGGCGTGGCCAAGTGGAACAAGGCTTCCCTGGGCACTTCGGTCATCGTGGATGAGCCTCTGGTTGTGGCTGCCGACGCGGCGACCAACCTGAGCCGGTCCAACGTGAGTAACGTGGTAGTGCGCACCAGCGCAGGTGGCACCGCCATCACCGCCGCGGGTGACTACACGTTGAACGCCACCAACGGCACTTTGACCTGGGACGCGTCGCCTACCGAAGTCGCCGACGGAGATACGGTCTTTGTGACCTTCACCTTCGACCTGACCCAGAACGACTATCAGTTCCAGGGACTGAACTTCTTCAACCGGTTGAACGATGTAGACTCGATTTCTGAAGGCCGTCTGACGGTCGTTAAGGCGCCGTCCATCATCTTCACCACGCAGTTTGACACTGCGCAGACTTATACGCTGACCGGGACCGGATCCAACCTCTACTGCGGTGGAGACACGGCGGGTCTGGAAGGCTTGTTCACGAATGTGTCGACCGAAGGCGCGTACGTGGGTCGGGTGATTCAGCTCCCGACCGCAAGCGACCCGTATCTCGGTGTTCACTTCACTAACGTGCCAGAGGAGGCGGCCTGATTCGGGCTGACTAAAGGAGGCACATGACCATGGCAACTCAGAAGAACAACCCTTACAAGCAGGTCCTTGGTGGTTCCAAGGGCGGCGTTTCGACCCCCAAGAAGACCCGTCTGGCTTCTAAGGGCGAGGAGCAAATCTTTGACGAGAGCGGGGATTATAACCCCCGTGCCTTTGGTGGTCGGTCGGCCATCAAAGGCGCGCTGAACTCTCAGAACCGCCTCTTCAACAAGGAAGGGCAGATCAACGCCAACTCGAAGGAAGATGCTCTGACCCAGATCGCGCATCTGCTCCAGAACACTTCCCGAACCGCGATGTCGAAGTCCGCTTTCAACAAGCAGTCCGACATGACCCCGGAGGCGCGCCGAGAGGTGCTCGCTTCGGCGATGCAGGACCCCGAGGGCTTCAAGGTTCTTGGTCAGGAGCTGCTGCTCCCCATCAAGGACATCGTGGACTACGAGGGTTGGGCTCGGAAGGTCTACCGGGTGCGTCCGCTCGCTCAGGGCGAACTGTTCCGCATCTCGAAGGACGTCCGTGCTACCGCGTGGATCGTCGGACAGGACGGACAGGCCATTGAGTCTCGGCTCTACGGCAAGTATGTCCAGCCCAGCGAGTTCAAGATTGCTTCGTTCCCGACCGTGGACATCGAGGACATCTATCAGATGAACTTCGACGTTCTCGACCGGGCTCAGGACACTGCTCGGCAGGAGATTGAGGTCGAAGAGGACAAGCGGGGCCAGGCTCTGATTGACCGCGCGGCGCGCACCATCAACGTTCCCACCACCTTCAGCACGCTGGGTGTGGCGGCGTTCGAAGATGTGCGGTTCCAGGTTGAGCGTCACCGTCTGGTGGTCGAGAAGTTCTTGATCAACCGGGCTGAACTCTCTGATGTCATCAAGACCATGTCCACTCAGGTGGACCCGGTCACCGAGCGTGAGCTGATTCTGGCTGGCTACATTGGTAGCTTCTTGAACGCTCAGATCGTGACCGCGGCCGGCACTGGTGTTGAGGAGGTTGTCCCCGCGGGCACCTTCTACGCTTGCACCGGACCCGAGTACATGGGCGAGATGGGCATCCGCGTTGAACTGTTCTCCGAGCCGTTCAACATGTACGGATTCAAGCGGACCGTGAAGGGCTGGGCGTTCGTGGAAATCGTCGGCTTTGCCGTCGTGAACCCCCGCGCTGTCGCTGTCGGCGAGAAGTGATTCATGGCGGGAGGCTGCAGACGGCGCGCTGCAGCCTCCCGCTCTATTTACGACGCGCCCAACTTCCGCAACCCGGCGGGCCGTGAAGGCGGCAACGGAGACACGACCCTGTGTTGACGCGCAAAGGATGCGTCCGAGTTCAACGTGCTGACGGCGTCCACGCCGACGACGTGAACCCGGCAGAGGCGCGGCGCGCTGTCAAAGACGGCGTGGCGCGTTGGTTGAGCAGAGACCCTCCAGTTATCGAGCTGGAGTCTACGTTTGACCATTTGCCTCGTACCTTCGGTCGTGCCCGAGAAAGGTACCACGTGAAAACTACGACCGATTTTTTCAATCTCTTTCTAGAAGAAAAGCCCCTGTGGGTGAAAACTCTGGTTCCAGGCCAGGTGTCTTTGACGATTCAGCTCGGAAACGGACAAGAGACCTCTCTGCTTGTTCCGAACTCCGGCGACCCGGTGTCGCTGACTGACCAGGCTCCGTTTCAGGCTCTGAAGATGTCTATGGACATCCGGAAGCTGGCGCTGCCGCGACAGGTCCGCGGTTCGGACGGCGCACCTCGGGTCAAGCCCCCTGCGATCCGAATCATGACCCACGAAGAAGTACAGGAGCATTTCAAGAAGAAAGCCATTAAACTCGACTACCGAACGCCCGAAGGTGAACCGGACATCGAGCGGGCCATGCAGCCTGTCATCACTGAGCCGGCGAGTCCCAAGCCGGCCACGCGCGTGGAGGGCGTGAACAACGCCGGTGCAGACGAAGACCAGCCGCAGATGAAGCCGCCTAAGCCGGAACCTCTGTACGTCCACGACGCGGTGGAGCCGCGGGTTTACCAGCTCTGCTTGGACGCGGACCCGACCGACAACGACAACCCGCTGCCGGCTGACGCGATGCTCCTGGAACTGTCCAACATGCAAGACCTCAGCGAAGATTCGCTGAATCACATTTTGGCGAACGGACACCACAACTCGGTCAAGAAGTGGGCCCAGGCAGAACTGCAGGAGCGGTTCAGCAAAGGCCAGGACTGAAAATTGCAGGCGGATGGTGAATCATGACGATTAGCAGGCCCCAAGAAACTCTGGTCGATTTCACAAATTCGACGTCGACCCGAGAACGGTTTAGCTCGACTTTCTTTCCCCATCCGTCTGCGCAGCAGGTTGTGGTGCAGTACTCCTCGACGGAGGCAGGGACCTTGAACGTAGATTTTCAAGCCCCTGACGGCAGCTGGAACCAGTTTGAGTCCATTTCAGTCAGTGCCAACACTCCAGGTGTCACGACGTACCTGTTCAACACGGGGCCGCTGCGCGTTCGGTTCACGCCGGACGCGCAGCCGGTCTCGGCTTACGTGATCACGCGGTACGCGGGGTACGCCGGAGGGCTTGCGTGACACGGCGGCACATTCAGAACATTCCCGCCAGATCCTCAACAGCCACGTATCGGTCGTTCGCGTCCAGCGTTGGACTCCCTTCAAACCACCCGGTG